CAAAAGCACGACGTACAATCTCATCAAGCGTAAGGTAGATACTATCTGTATCTGATGCAACGACATAGTCAACATTCTCCGTCTTCAATAAATTGTTCATATACTTGTTTATACGCAATTCGATCCAACGAATAGATAGCTGACCAGCAAGAGTGATTGCTTCAGCAATACGAATGTCAAAGAAGCGAAAGTATTGATTGCCCATCGCACCATAAGCGGAGTTTAGCGAAACCTTCTTAGCTAGCTGTAGATTATTATATCTGGCAATACGCTTTTCAATCTCGTATCTTTCATCCTCATTCTTAGTTGTTTCAAGTTGTTTCTTGGCTTCAATAGCTTTCTTCTTGTATACAGAACGATCATCGTACATCTTCTGCATCATGTCAGGAAGAAAGCCATGTCTATCAACACGAAACAATTGTCTATTTGGTGCAAGTGTAACCTTTTCCTGTTGAAGAAGAGAAGTATCTACCGTTTGTTTGAGTAGCTGATCAACGGTTATCTTTTGTGAAAGAATAGACATCATGTTACTTGTATAATCTTGCGACTCAACAAGAGTTTCGGGAGAAAGATTATACTGCATGATTAGATGCGGATATAGACTGTTCAAGTCAAAACTTGCCATCCAACTATGCATACCAATGATTGGATCTTTTACAAATGCACCTTCATATGCAGCATTCTTTTCATTGTCACTCTTTGGTGGAATGACGATGTTCTTCTTTCGTAGATGATTATAGATCAATGCATCCCACATACGAACCTGCGAGAACACATCATCATAATTAGTCTTGGAATCATATGCCAGAGTAAGAGCCAGTTCAATTAGCTTTAGCTTATCGTCTATCTTTTCTACAAGTCTAACGTCATGAATGTTATATTCCATGAACTTTTGATAGTTTAGACGATAAAGCTGGTGAAGATTATCATACTCTTCATACGAAATCTTCTTCTCTCCAACTTCAATATTGGCGATATGATTTAGCTTATAGGATTCCTGAGATGCGCCGCCTGGAGCAAACTTGCGATAGAGTTCAATATAGTCAAGAGTGGATATGCCCAAGAGATCATAGAATCCTTTCTCGCGACCCATGACTGTATTTGTTCTTAGACTTACACGACCCCAAGGTGAAAGTTTAGCCGTTTCCTTTTCGCCAAGCATTCTACTAATTCGATTGACAAGATATGGAATATCAAAGAACTTGACACTCCATCCAGTAATAATGTCGGGATAACTTAAAGTCCAAAGGTCAAGAAACTTCTTGAGAAGTTCGATCTCATTTTTACATTGAAGATATTCTACGCCATCTGGACAATTGAAGTCATTACAACCAAGAGCATAGTATCTACCATCAAGCTTGATTGTGATGGCAGTAACTTCTTCGCTTGCAACACTAGGATCTGGAAAACCGTTTTCGGAACCAACCTCAATATCAAGAAATGCAATATTGATCTTTTCAATATCCCATTCGATATCATCTTGATGAGCATCTGATATGAATGCATATTGATAATTCGTGTTACCATATATCGTGAATCCTTTGACATCTTTGTATTTGTCAACGAATTCACGACAATCCTTTAGGCCACCAGGACGAACAGTATCTACATGGTCGCCATATAGAGTTCTATATTCTGTTGGCTTTTTGGAAGGCACGTAAAGAGTCGGCCTATATTCGATTTTTCCTCGAACACGCTTGCCGTCTCTTACGCCACGATAAAGAATGTTGTTTCCAAGAACGGAAACGTTTGTATAAAAATCAGTTTTCATTCTTGTATGATATCATACAATGATGGATCAAACAAGAAGTGTCTTAGGTGGTGTGATGATTCCGCCAAATATTGAATTATAGTTGTTAATCATTTCTTTGACTGGTTTTGCTTCATATACAACATTTTGTTTTGGTATTAGCACCGGATCATTTTCTGCATATGGAAGCCATGGTGCAAGACCAATAGAAGGTTGCTGTGCATTTGTTCTACTTGGTATGATTGCAATTTGTACAGCATTTTTTATTGAATAGGAAAGTCCCTTATCTTCAATTTCTCCGATAAGTTCTTCTCCGGTTGAAAGCTTAATAATTTTAATATTGGCCATTATTCAAACTCCACAATACAATCATAAACACCTCTTGGAACCCAACGATAAGGAATCAACATTTCCCTACCATGAAACTCCTCAAGATCTACAGTTGGGTCAACTTCATACGACCACATAACCCACTTTTTATCATGCTCGCGCTGTGTAAATTCAACTTTGTTCATAGTCACTCTCCTTTTTGTCTATATACTTTCCAATTAGAAACAGGCATTATTCCATATGCTCTACCTATTCTTTTCTTGTAAGTTAAGACAAAGTCTCCTGCTATTGATATACGTCTGGGTTTTAGATCGTCCAGTGTTTTTACTGGTGTATCGGGGGACCCAGAACCATCACCCGATGTGTAATGATATAATTTACCTGGAAACATGAACATCTGTCCTTCAACTGGATTAAAAAACCAATTGGGACTATTCCATATATTCCAGTTTAAAATATTAGCATTTGTCATTCCGTGAAATAATTCGTTTGGTTTTTCATGTATTGAAAAATTAACTGGTTTGTTCATGCCTTCAGGAATTTGAACATAGTACACGAATGACAAATGTGAATCTTGATGATTATGATACGGTGTATGAAATTCAGTTGTTATGTTTAACCATGTCTTTACAAGATTAAGATCAAACTCATCATTGACTTCCATAGTCTTTAAATATTGAAATGCATTAAAAGCGGCAAATTCAAACAAATCTTTTAGTTCATCATCATGATGAATATTGACATTTCCTGTGGTTTCCATGGAGTAACCATGTTCATCCATATGACTTAAAACACGATTGAAAAATCTTCTTTTGAAGTTCTCTTTGTCATCGTTATAAAATTCCGCAACAAGAGTTGGGAATAACGCATGTGTAATCATGTCCACAAATATTTTCTAATCTTGATAAGACGAATAAACATTTCAGTTTCTTCATTATCACGATCAAGTTCAATCTGTCTAGATTTTTCTAAGAGTGCTTTATACTCTTCACTTGGTGTGAAATCAAAAGAAACCCAATCTTTTGGATCAAATCTAGAATGATATTTACTCAATCCGGATTCTTCATCAATATCTTTGCGTATCAAGTAGACTTCTTTCCACCACTTATATAGTGCAAGTGTTTCTTTTGCCACTTCAGCTTGATTATTCAAATTATCATCCTGAAGAGACATTTCCCAATTTAGATACTCTATTCCTTGTTCGGCTGAACGATATCTTTCAAAGAGACCACGTTTTCCTTTATTATCTCCAAAAACAACGTTTAGCCAAGCTTTATCACACTCAACAAAATTGACTAATTCATTGAAGACGCCGTGAAGAATGCGACGATCAAAATCATGATAATCTGGTTTTAGTCCAGTATGTAGAACGTTGTATCTATGTGTCGTGCGATACTTTATCGCATAAATTGGTGTGGTCCAACAATTATAGACAAAGCTTGTCCATAGATCGCGAATACTTTCTTTGACCGTAACATAGAAGAAAAACGCAATCGGACGATTACTTCTTTGTTCTTTTTCCCAATTTCTCCATTGCTCCAAGCTTAGATGTGCCGGTTCTTTTATTGTTTCGAACGCCTTGAACATCTTGTCCATTTTTACAAGTTTCATTCTCATCTTTATTTCCTAACTTAGGGTCATGGTATGTGATAGTCCACATACCTTTATCTTTGTCATATTTTGGATTCTCTATTATAATGCATCCATACTTTTTTGTCAACAAATGAGCCATGCTCTTTGCGCCGTTTTCTGAAAAACTTGTGGTAATAATATTTTCTTTTTTCATTGATATTTCGCTATTGCATCTTTCAATGCATGATCAATGTTACGGATTGGAAATACTTTTGTGAGTTTGCTGTTATCCAAAACACAATTTGATCTTGGTGCTTTTACAACATTAGAAAATTCAGACTCACTAAACCACTCTTTTGAGTGTAATCCCATCATATTTGCTATTTCTCGTGTTGTCTTGCTTCCACCATTTGTGACATTGTATATTCCGAAAGAAGGTTTGCGGTTTATGAAATGAATAACAGTTTCAGCAACATCATCTACATGACTTAAACTATTTCGAAAATCAATCAACTTTGAGTATTTTTCCAGTTTAGTTAAAAAATTCTTTGGATGCTTTTCACAACCAAATGGCATACGAATACGCAATAGATATGACTTGTTCATATATGGAGCGAGAAGTTTTTGCTCTAGTGCTTTTGAACCACTATAGAAACTACCATTGTCAAAATTGAAGTTTGGCTCATCTTCTTCGGTAAAGTCTTTTTCATAGCCAGTATATACACATCCACTTGATATATGAATTATTGGTGTGTTTGAATTTTCTGTTTCAAGCTTCAATGGCCACAATACATTTCCCAAGATAGTATCTTCTTTGTTAATTTCACAAGCATCAACATTTGGAGATCCAGTATAACCAGCAGCA